GTATCACTCCGCGTATCAGGTTTTCGTTCTGGTCCCGTTCCGTTCGCGCTTCTCGCGCGCCTGGCGCGCCCGCATGATCTGCCTGGCCTCGCCCGCATACTTGGCGACCATCGCCTTGGTGGCGTGCCCGCTGTAGGCCTCGATCTCCTCGTCGGTGCAGCCGTGCCATGCCAGTTCCATCACCCCGCGATAGCGCAGGGCGTGCAGGTCGAAGGCCTCAAGGCCGAGGCGCTTGCGTTCGGCAAGGAAGAGTTCGGCCATGCGGCGGTAGGTCATCCGGCTGCCGTCCTTCAGTGTCAGGATGTGACGCGAGGGGTGCGGCGCAGCCCCGATGGCCGCGCGTGCCTCCTCAAGGGCCGCCTTGAGGGCCGCCGTTGCAGGCAGGTGCAGGGCCTTGCCCGTCTTGTTCTGGCGCAGGAAAAGCGTGTCGCCGTCCCAGTCGCCCCATGTGAAGCCCACCAGGTCGCCGGGGCGCTGCACCGTGCCGACGCCAAGCTCGAAGATCAGACGGGCAAGGCCCTGTCCCTCGCGGCGCATCTTGGCAACCGCCGCATCGGTCCAGGGCACATGCGGGCGCTTGCGATCCTTCGGCATCGGCAGTTTCTCGATGCCGAGGGCGGGGTTGTCCTTGCGCCAGCCCTTGCGCACCGCGATCTGGCAAAGCCGAGACAGGGCGGTCGGAATGTAGTTGGCGAAGCGCACCCGATGCGCGTTCGCGTCCATCGCCCGGTAGATGTCGGTCTGCGTCAGCCGCGCCACATCCTTTCCGCCGATCTTCTCGGCCAGATAGTCGAGCACCGACTCGAGGTCCTTCCGGTAACGCGGCGACTTCGACCGCCACCACTCCGAATGCCGAAGCTCGGCAATCAGCACCCCGAAGCCGCGCGCGGCCTCGGCCTTGCGGCCGGTCAGGATGTCCCAGTAGAGGCGGTCAAACTCTGCCGTTTCGGGCCTCAGCCATTCGCCCCGCTCGTTGCGCAGCGGCGCGATGTAGCGGCCGCCCTTGCGCACATACCATTGGCCGGGCCTGGGTTCATGCAGGAAGCGCTTCACCATCGCACGTCCTCCAAGCCGTCCATCGCGCCGCCGCTTGCGATGCGGCGCAGGTCTTCGACATTCCAGCGAACAATGCCGGGGGCGATCTCTCGCCCGCGCGGCAGGTGCCCCGCCTCCACCAGCGCGCGAAACTCGGCCGGTTTCATGTCCAGGAGCCGGGCTGCGGTCGCCTCGCTGGCAAGGACGGGCACATGCGCGGTCACGTCACACCCCCTTCCGCGCGCTGAAGGCGACGGTGTGCGGGCGGTTCGATGAGGCGCGGGCGATCCGCGCCTCGATATCGGCCAGCGCGCGGGCGAGGTCGGTGTCGGTCTGGTATTCGACCCGGCCGACCCCTTCGTGATAGACCACCCGCACCCCGGCCGCCCGCATGGCGATCAGGGCGTCGCGCATGGCTTCGAGCTCCGCGACGCTCGGCATGGATCAGGCCCCGACCCGATGCGCGCCGCGCCAGTCGATCCAGCCGCAGCCGAAGTCGAGCCGGACCTTGAACCTGACGGTATCCGTCAGGAAATCGGTTTCCGTCTCCACCACCGGGCCGGGCTGGCCTTCCAGAAGGGCGTATTCGAGCCCATCGGCGCGGGCCGGATCGGCAAAGAGGAAGTAGCGGCTGGGGTTCGTCAGGCGCGGTTCCACGACCAGCGTGAGCCGCCCGGCGAAGGGATTGACGGCATCGGCCGTCGCGGGCGCGATGGTGGCCAGTGCCTGTTCGGCCTCCGTCTCGAGGTCGGGCGGCACCACCAGGAAGGCGGGCGACACGTCGATCAGCCCGCCGGACAGGCCGGTTTGCCGCCGCATCGCCAGCCGCGCCGCTGCCAGCCCCTCGAGGATCGTGGCGGGCGCAGGCGTCGTCAGGTTGTTGTGGTCGGCATGGAACACCGCCACCCCGTCCGCCATGGCCGGGTTGGACGCCACCTTCTGCACCAGGAGGTTCGACATTTCGGCCCGTGCCCCCGCGCCGACGCGCGCGCCGATCTGGAGCGCGCCGAGGTCGTCGTTGAGCACCGACTCGCGCGTGGTCGAAAAGCCGCGGCCGTAGGTGGCAAGGCCGTAGGCTTCGCCCGCCTCGTCCAGCGTCCCGAAGGTGTATTCGGCCCCCTCGGGCTTCAGCACCAGCCCCGGCCCTTCGCCGAGGATGACGCTGCGCTTCGGCCGGAAGTCGCGGATGGTGCGCTGCCGCGCCACCTGCATCAGGCCCGCCGGGGCGGCGTCATAGCCGCGCCGCACCTCGCGGTGCACCACGTCGCCCAAGATCAACGGGAAGTCGCTCGTCGAGTGCGCCCGCGTCACGGCCGCCGCGTCGGACATGGTGCTGTAGCCGCTCACCCCGGCGCGGCGCAGGCAGTCGCGGGCGAGGTCGGGCAGGCGCATGTGCGCCCAGGGCCGGGCGGCGTCGCTCAGCGCGTGGTCGGGGTGCATCCGGGCGAAGAGTGCCTCGCCCGCGCGGGTGGCGATCGCGGCGGGGTCGTTGTGGTCCGCGAGGATGCGCGCGGTCGCGCGCGGGGCCTGGGCCGTGCGGGCGCGCATCGCCTCGAAGGCCGCCGCGCGGGCTTCCTCGGGGGTTGCCTCGCGGTCGATCAGGTCATCGGCCCAGGTGTGGGGCAGGCCCGCCGTGGCGGCGATGCTGCGAATCTCGCGGTTGGCTTCGGCGCGGGTCAGGCGCGCCGCTTCGGCCTCCGTGGTGACGGGGGCCTCGGTCGTCTCGGTCGTCATGGGGGGTTCTCCTGCTCGGAAATGCGCGCCGGGATCGGCGGGGATCGGAACGATGGACACCTCAAGCGGCGTCCAGCGGGCGGCGATGCGGATGCGGCGGTCGCCCTCGCGGGCCTCGCGCCATTCCTGCACCGTGTAGCCGACCGACAGGCCGCGCAGGGTGCCGTCGGCAATGTCGCTCAGCACCGCCGCCGCCGCGTCGGTCTGGCGGAAGCGCAGCCGCGCCCACAGGCCTTCAGGGCGAAGCTCGGCCGCCTCCACCACCCCGAGTTGGTCGCGGGTCGAAGCGGAACGGTGGGCGTCCAGGACCGGCGCGCCGATCAGCCGCGACAGGTCCGCGCCCTTGAGGTCGAGGCGTTCGATCACCCCGCCGCGCTGCACGTCCGCGCCGGTCGAGATGATCGCCTCCACCGTCCGGGCGGCGGGGTCGAGGGTGGCGGGCCGAAGATCGGCGGGGCGCAAGGCGAGGGTCATTGCACGGCCTCCACGGGGCGGCGGGCGCGGTCGCGGGCAAGTTCCGCGTCAAGCTCGTCAATGTCCCGGCCGCGCGCGGCGACCACCTCTTCGCGGCTCTTCAGGCCCGCGTTGATCGCCGCAATCTCGGCCGCGACCTGCGCCTCGGGGTCCACCCAGTCGAAGCCGGGGCCGACGAAGCGCACCGCGCGGTAATCGGCCTGCGCCACGGGATCGGCGGGGATGAAGCCCGCCAGCGTCTGCACGCCGATCCAGCGCCGCCAGAGCGGGCGCAGGAACTGCCCCTCAACCAAGTTCCGCTGCATCGCCTCGGCGCGGCGGCGGAAGTCCAGGAGCCCGACTCGGGCGCTCGAGTAGTTCGCCGCCCCGAGGTCGCCGGTCAGGCTTTCGTAGGTGATGCCCGCCCCGGCGGCGATCTCGCGGTCAACGGCGGCAAGGAAGGCCACCGCATCGCGCAACCCCTGCGGCTGCGGGGTGAAGGTCACGTCCGCGCCGGGCGGCAGAATGCGCATCGCGCCCGGCTCAAGGGCGACGTTCCACTGCCCGCCGCTCGCGCCCTGGTCGAAGCCCGCCGCGCCGCCTTCGGGGTCGCGGATGAAGCCGGTGAGCAGGGCCCCGATCTTGGCCTGCGCCACCAGCGCATCGGCCAGCGCGTCGCGGTCGGCCAGCTTCAGCATCACCGGGGCCAGCCAACTCAGGCCCCGCACCTGCCCCGGAAACTGGCGGTCGAAGACGTGGATCAGGTCCGACGCGGGGATGCGCACTGTCTCGTAGGGCGCAAAGCCGGTGCCGGGCGGTTCGCGCAAGACGTGGTAAGCAACCACCGTCCCGTCACGGTCGAGCTCGATCCCCTGCTCGATCCGCCCGCCGCCGTCCAGCGGGCGCGACAGGGCCGCGTCCACCTGCGCGGGGTCCAGAACCTCGGGCCGCAGTGCGCCGTCGTCGGTCGGTCGCAGGTGCACGAAGGCCTCGCCGTCCCGCACCAGGCACCGGGCCACCAGCGGCAGGATCGGGTTCGCCAGCCGCTCGAATTCGTCATTGAGCACCGCCCGGATGTCGCGGTCGGGATGCCGCGACTTGGCCTGCCAGCCGCGCCCGACCAGGGCGGAAGCCCAGGCCTCCACGATCCGCCGCCCCTGCGCCGTGTTCGTGTAAAGCCCTGCGGCGCGGGCGCGCGTGGTGGCGCGGGCAGCATCCGTCGCGCGGGCCGGGTTGTGCAGCATCGGCACCCCCTGCCAGCGCCGCCCCCCGCCGCCCGCCTCAATCTGGCGGCGGCGCATGGGGGACAAGATGCGGTCCAGCCACGTCATGCGGGTTCGTCCTCCGCGTGGTCGTGGATCCCCAAGGCGCGGGCGCGGGCGATCACGTCCTCAGCGGCACGGGCGGCATTGACGATCAAGACCCGCACCGGCCGGGCGCGCTCGCGCGTCGCCCAAGCCTCCACCTCGAGGTATAGTTCGTCATCCCGGCAGGCGATCCAGCGCGAGAACCGCAGCCGCTCGGCATCGGCCGGGCCGTGGTCCTCGAAGATCGCCGTGCCAAGGACCACCCGCTCGGTCACGAAGTCGCCCAAGGTGCGGAAACCGGCCTCGCGGGCGCGGCCGAGGGCGTTCGTGATGACGGAAACCGCGAAGGCCGGGGGGACGCCGCCCGGCCCCTCGTCGCCTTCGCCGATGAGGTCCAGCAGCAGGCGCAGCGCGAAGGCCTGCCCGGCCGAAAAGCGCCAGTGCGCCCGCGCGTTCTCGCCCTCAGGGCCGCCGTAGAACGGCAACTGGTCGCGACGGCGCAGCGCGTCGAAGCGCGCTTTGTCGGCACCGGCAAGGCTGAGCAGTCCAGAAAGGCGCATCGAATCCCCCTATTTGCTGGCAGGTTGCGCCATGCGACGCTTGCTGTCAACTGTCCGCAAATCGCATACACCGGCAGTCACTGCCGCAGCACACGCTGCACCAACCCGGCCACCATCTCTTTCGCCTCGCCCGTTGTGATCGTCTCGGTCGTGCCGTCGCCGCGCGTCAGTTGCAGGTCATTGCCGCGCCACAGGGCGCTCAGGCGCACCACCTCGCCCGACAGCAGCAGATAGCGGCAATCGCCCACGTAACGGCTGCAAGGCTCAACGATGATCCACGCGCCACGCTCGAGGCCGAGAGAGGTGGAATCGTCGAGGACTTCAAACGCCAGAAGGGGCTCCGGGGCGACAAAGGCCTGGCCGGGCGCGATGCGGCCAGCATCAATGCGGAAGTCGGGCAGCGGGCGAGGCGGCCTGTCGGTCATTGCGGGGGCTCCTCAATGTGCTAATGTCCGCTTATGGACATAGCATCATGTCCGAAACAGGACAATAGGGAATGACCACCTCGGACCAGCTCCGCGCCGCGCGTGCGTTGATCGGCATGTCGCAGTCCGATCTTGCCCGGATCACCGGCAAGACAGACAAGACCATCCGTCGCGCAGAGACAGATACGGCAACCGTCGCTGAAGAGACGGTTGCAAGCATCCGCGCCGCGCTTGAGGCCGCCGGGGTCGAGTTCATTCCCGAAAATGGCGGCGGGCCGGGCGTGCGGCTGCGCAAGGGGTGAGCGCCGCGCCGGGGGAGTACAGAACCCGGCCGCGCCCTGTCGGGGTTTGCCCACTCTCCGACTGACGGGGGCACATGGCCGCCGTCCTACGGCCGGGGGTGCCCACCCCATCCTTGCCGGTCAGCGCCGCATCCATGCGCTTTCCGTCTGCATTCTCGGCCGCGCCTCGGGGGCCGCACCCCCTGCCATGGCGGCGCGGCGGGCCTGCCAGTCGGGCGCGACCATCTGCCGGGCGGCAAGGGCATAGACGAGGCAATCCAGCGCCTCGGCCCGCTTCCCAGGGATGCGCTCGAAGCTGCGCACCGGCTGCCCGCGCCGATAGCGCACCACCGCGCGTTCGGATGTCACCTGCTCATACCAGACTTCCCGCAGTTCGGCCGACAGGCGGAAGGCACCGGGCCGGGCAAGGCGGGCGAACAGCCATGTCTTCGCCGCATCCGCGCCGACGATCCACAACCGCCCGCCCTTGGTGCGCGTGCCCTGCCGGTCGATGATTGGGCGGCTCATGCCCGGCGCGCCCTTGATCGGAAACACCCGACGCCGCAGCCGGGGTGCCGCGAAGCGCATCACCTGGTCCATGGTCGCGCCGTCGCCCGCGTCGATGCAGGCCGCATCCAGCGCCAGCCGCCCGCCCTGGGCATGGGGCCATGTCTTCGACAGAAGCGCGTCAAGCTCGCCCCAGGTCGCGGCGTCGTCGTAGCGCCCCCAGATCACCCGGTGCCCCGCCGCCAGCGGCACCCCGGCCTCGGTCCAGCCCAGGAACGTCACCTCAAGCCGGTCGTGCTGCACGTCCACCCCGGCGGTCAGCGCCAGCGCCTCGGCAGGAAGTCCCGCCTCGAGTCCCCAGGGTTCGGCCCGCGCCGCAAGATCGGCCTCTTCGAGCTCTTCGCCCGCGCCGCGCCAGCCCTGCGCAAGGATGGTGTTGACGAAGGTCTGCAACGTGGCAGGATCGTCCTTCGCCGCCAGAAACTCGGCCGCCAGCCGCCCCCAGCTTGCATTCTCGTGAAGGCTCACCAGCGCATTCAGGCGAAACCCGGCGTGCCCCCGCACCTCGGGCGCGGTCGCGCGCCACCGCCCCGCCGCGACCATGGCGGGCTTGTGCCGCTCGGCCACCAGCGCCCCGCAGGACGGGCAGCACCAGGCGGCTTCCTCAGGCCGCCCCTCGGGCCAGCGGATATCCTGCCACTGGATTTCCGAGAACGTGCCGCACTCGGGACAAGGCACCTCGAAGATGCGCCGGTCGCTGGCCGCATAGGCCCGCAGGACATGGCTTGTGTCCTCGAAGGTCGGGGTCGAGCCCATGACGATCTTGCGGTTGGGGAAGCTCAGGGTGCGCCGCTCGGCCAAGAGGATCGGGCTTCCCTCGGGCGTCGGCTCCATCGCGTCGGCCTCGTCGATGAACAGCACGCGGGCGGTATGGCGGCGCAGGTTCCGGGGGGCGCGG